TTTCTTTTTCTATTTCTAACTCTTTTTGTTTTAAATAAAAAGTTCGATATGCCCAATACAATTGGGGGTCATTTTCCCAAAAGTCTGTACTAGACATACCGAACATTATAGCACTTGGAAATAACTCGTTTAAATAATATTCAGTAAAGCTGTTATATTCCATTGAATTATTATCTACTTTGTTGGTCTTAGTGCTTTCAAATTTTTTACATTTTTATTTTCTACCTTAGGTGTATATTTATCTATGTTTATGTCCTCTACTATTTGGTCTATTAATTTATTAACTTGTTCACCATATTCTTCTATGGCTTTATCGTAAAGTTCAAAACATTCGTTAGGTGTTAGTTTATGCGTTGTTCTTAGCATTATCCAAAACATCTTCTTGTAAATATCTCTCTTAACGGTATCAATGCTATTTAATGCTTCTTCAACTTTATCAAGACCTTCAAGTGGGTCTGTATCATCGTTTATTTCTGCATTATTATCTTCCATAAAATTAGCTAACTTTTGTGCCTCTTCTACTTTTTGCATTTCTTCTTTTGTAAACTTTTCTATTGCTACTAACCCTGCTCTATTTAAAAAGAGTGTGTATTCAACTCCATCTATTTCTATAACTTCTTTACTAAAATCATTCATTTTCGTTTTCTCCTTTTTTATTTACTATTCAACTGTTACATTGATTGTTCTATAAGATGTTGCTTCATCTGTTGCACTTGTTACTAACTTAATAGTTGTGTTTCCTGCAGCAACACCAGTTATCGTTAATTTACCACTAGCATAATTTGCTGTTGCAATTGTTGAACTATCGCTTGTAGCAGTTACAGTTGCGTTTGCACTTGTTTCGATAGATTGTACATTTGCTTCTGTTCCAGTTAATGTAATATCGTTAAGTGGTGAAGTAATAACTGCTGTTTGTTTAACTATATCTCTTACATCTGCTACTGGTTCATCTTCTGCACTTGTTACAGTTATGTAGATTTCACCTTGTTCAATTCCATTAACTTCTACACCACTTCTACCATATACCATAGTTCCTGTAAACTTTTCTCCAGTATCGTCAGCGTTTCTTTCTAGGAACTCTAAGTTTTTACCTTTGAATTTGTTTAATTGAATTATGTTATCTCTATGATAGTTGAATGTATAAGTCTTTTGGTCGTTAGTTTGTAAACCTTCAACTTGTGTTACAGCGTTGTCTGTTAATACAGTTTTTTCAACTGTAGCTGGAGCTCCTTTTGTTGCTGGTAAGTTAGTTGTAGGTACTAATAGCATATACTTACCATCAGTATCTTTTACCATCAAACAAGCACCTTTAGAAAGAACTCCTTTGTCTGTATAATATCTTCCCATATTATTTATTTCCTCCTATTATAATATTTAAAAATATAAACTTTCATTCCAACTTGCTAGGCGACCACTAAACATCATTTCTTGTCTAGATATAGATAAGTCAATATTGTCTATTGGACTATCGCTATCTTTATCTAAACCTATGTTCCTAAAGAAATTTGATGTTAATTTTCTTAACTCGTTAATTATTTGTTTAGGTTGATATTTAGTGCCATCTACAACAGTTGGTTTTGCATAGAGGCTTACTCTATAATTTATTCTTGATACATATTCAAGCCTATCAGTTGTTTTCCCTTGTATATAGTCTGCTTCGTTCATTTGTCGCATTATTATTGTTGGGAAGTTTGCGTAAGATTTAGGCGTATTAGGATATATTTGTAGCACGTCTTTAAATATACTTCTCTCTAACATATATTCTTTATATTCTTTAAAAAGTTCTTCTTCTATCATAATACACTTCCCATCTTTTTCTCTAGAAATTCCTCTACCCAATCATCAATGTTTTCTTCGATTTCTTTTGCTAAATAGTAATATATATATTTGCCTTCACTACCACTTGTGTGTTCAGGTAACCCATTGTCACCTTTATAACTCCAACCTTCGCTATAGTCACGCTTTGAATTACTCTCATATTCCCATTCGTCACCTGTTCCTAAAGAACTATTTGCTCCCACTAAACCAACTCCATATTCTACGAGTTCTGCTAGTGAAAAGCCATCGCTATATTGAGTATCTCGATAAACTTCGTTAAAGAAATGAGTTAAATTTTCTACACTTAGGTTTGCGTCATTATAAAGCGATATTGTGTTGCCATTTATTTCTTCGTGATTTCCAGCTATATATGCGTCTACTTTTTCTTGGTTAGCACTATCATTAGCATTTTCTATATGTGCTATATCTTTATCTAGCATAATTTGGTCTCGAACCTTTATGCACTTTTTTAATAAAAACTCTTTGAACTCCATACTTGCTAATGATTTAGAAACTTTGTTATATTCATTGATTAACTTAGATATATTATCTAGTGTTAATTCGACTTTATACATTCTACTTGCCATATACTACTTATTTAAACTTGCTTGGCTTGATTTGTTTTCTTCTTTTATTTCTTTTTCTTTTTTCTTTTCTACTAATTTCCAACCTAATGCTTCATAATTAGAAACTAGACTTTCTGGTACTGATTTTTCAATCATAACACCATCTTTGTTTTTAATTTCCATTCTTGCTTCCATATATACCTCCTATTTTTGTTCATTTGTTAGTTTAGTTAAATATAACCTAATAGATGTATTTTGGTTTCTAACACCTGATATATAGTAATCAGCGTCATCTCCATATTCCAACTCAACACCTTCTGGGAGAGGTTGTGGTTGTAATGGTGGAGTTAATGTTGGTACTGGGTCAGGTTTGCTAGGCTCTTTATCTACATATACCAAATCATATTCTTTAAACTTCCCTAAATATTTCTTTTTATTAGTAATAGATATTGCTTTTGAACTTATTACTTTCCTTCCAAACACTTCCATTTCTACTGTTTCGTTAAGTGTTTGTACATTAAACATATATTTCTTTGGCTTTGAATATAGGTTAATTAAGTTCCCATATTCGTCTTTTGTGTTCCCTACCCAACTAGCAATATATACTTTTGATTTTACTTTGTGTATGGGTTGGTTATTAACGTTATACATTATTCACCACCATCACTTGTCTCGTCTTTATATACCAAGTTATATGTTCCTTTAGGTAAAGGAGATGAGCTATCTAGTCTTTCTTTAGGTATTCCTACATAAGAATTAATCTTATTCATCAAAGAGTTTGACAACCCATCGCTTAACTTAGTCCAAGATATAGTATTTTCTGCATAGTTTGTAATTCCTTGCTTATCAGCTAGGTTATATAGTTCTACGCAACATCTTAATTGCCAATTATAATATTTAGTAGGTATTTGATATGTTTCAAAATCATCAAAAGGGTATAATGTTTCAAGTAAGATATAAGCACTGTCAGTTAGTAAATCTGTTAAAACAATTACCCAATTTTCCTCGCTTTCAAATATATCTTCATCATAAGGTATCTTAACTTTCAATTTCTCTAATTGTTGTTCAAGTAATTCCCTATTCATATAACATTACACCCTCTTTGTGATTATTTTTTATCTTCTTTATTAAGTTTTTTAGGTTCTTCCTTAGAAACATCTTCTTCTCCTTTTGGTTCTTCCTTAATAGGTTCTCCATTAGGTTCTTTAGATGGTTCTTTTTCAATTAATGCTTTAAGTTCTTCTATTTCAGCTTTTAAAGCCTCGTTTTCATCTGCTAATGCTTTTAATTCTTTAACTTTAGCAGTTAACTCTTCGTTTTCTTTCTTTAAAGCATATAATTTAGCATTGTCACCTTGACTTGCTTTTTCTTGTTCAATCATATAATCAATATTCAACTTTCTGTACATTATATCGTATGAATATTTAGGTTGATTTTTAACATCTATACTTTCTTCTTCATCTATACTCATCTTTTTGTCTAGGTTGAAACTTATTGCATAAGCCTTTTTACCCTTAACAAAGTATGCTCTACCTTCTTCAATTATGTACATAAATGCACCTCTTATCCGTTAGTTACTAGACGAGCCATATAAATGTTCTTAGGTTGATATACAATAGACCAGTTAGCAGTAGTTCCTAATTGAGCGTCAGTTGGTGAAACTGGTAAGTTTGCCATTTCAAAACTGAAACCATAAGGTAAGATTGTTTCTCTATATCTTGTAGCTAAGCAGTCCATACCACCATTCTTAACTTCATCTCTCCATTGAGAAGATGGGTGGTCTACTGGAGCATTTGCGTGTCCTATTGCACCTCTACCAAAGCAATAAGTTACATATTCAGGTAAGTTAGTTGTAGAGTTAGTTGAATGTGGTACTTCGTCGCAAATTAATACTAACATATTACCACTTCTACCAACCTTAACGTCTCTTTCTTGACCGTTTGCGTCATTGTATTTGAAATATTCAAGTACATTGAATTGAGATAGTCTATTAGCAACTTGTGAGTGCATAATTGCTAGTGCAAAATCATCTGCAGCGTCACCATTAGCTTGAACTGCTAAATCTCTTAATGTAGTTAAACCAATTTTGTTAGCGTCTGTAGCTGTTGAAGTAGAACTTGCTATATTCATCTTATGGTTTTCCCAATCAGCGAAATCTCCACTTCCTTGAATACCAAATATTGCTTCTAGAATACTAATAAGAAGTGTTTGTCTTTTCTTTGCTTCCCATTTTTGTATTCTATTTAAAATGTTTCTCATTGGGTCAGCACTTGAAAAGTCAGAAACGAAATCTCTATCTGTCCAACCTTTTGCTCTTCCCCAAACAACTCCGTGTTGTTGTCCTGCAGCGTCAACTTCGTCTAGAACAATATTAGTGTTACCATCGTAGTTAACATAATTTCCATCTATATCTGTATAGAATGGTAAAGTATAGAAGTTCCCTCCTCCTGCAATCATTCTCGCTATTTCAGCGTCCTCAACCATTACACCACTTTCAATTAATACTGTAGATGTAGGGTCTTTTTCACTTGTGTATGCTCTGTTAAATATTTCTTCGTCATAGTAATATCCTAGACCAGTAACAGAACTATTAATCTTTTTAGCCATAGTTTAATTTCCTCCTTAATTTAAGAACTCTTCGGCTTTCTCAGGGTTCTCTCTTTTAAATTCTACTTGTTCAGACATAGGTAATTTAAAGAATTTTTCTTTTGTCATACCTTCATCTTCTTGTGGAATATTTGAAGCTACTGGCTTTACATCTAAAGAAGCGATATTATCTTGAACTTTCTTAGTTGTATTAGCAATAATTGTGTCTAATCTTGTTTTTAAGAGATTTGCACTTGTTAAAGATACCTTTTCATCGTCTGTTACCAAACTATTGATAAGTTCATCTTCTACATCGTAACCTGCTAGAACTTCTTTCACTTTAGCTCTATTGTAGACCTTTCGTGACTCTGATAAGTTCTTCTCAGTTTCTTTACGCATTGCCTCAACTTTTTCTTGTTCAGACATATTTGCTTTGTTAATCTCGTCTAATTGTCTTTGCAATTCTAGATTTTGATTAATTAAGTCTTGCTTCCCTTCTACTTCATTTTTTAATAGTTTATTTTCGCTATTAATGTTATGAAATGTGTTAAGTAAGTCTGTGACTTGCTCTTCTGTGTAGCCTTTAGCTAACAATTCCTCTCTTTTCATTTTATCTCCTCCTATTACACTAGTTTTACGGTTCTAGCAACCCAAAAGAGTTGATTGGTACTCT